CATAAGGTCTTGCAATGCTACGGTGAACACGATACCACGCCGGAAGAAAATGTTTTGCAATTTGTAAACAATGTTTGGTTGCCATACGCCAATCGAAAATTAAAAAAGGTATGCGCTTAAAACGGGGGAAAAGAAAAAATGGAATTATCAAAACAAGCATTAGCGGTCAAGGTTCAATTACAAGAGTTTAACCAACGCCGCCGAATGATTAGAAATTTACTAAATGAGAAAAAGCAGTTGATGGAAATGTGCGATATGCTCAAAGCTAGCGGTGGCGCACATTCTGACGGGGGCGAATCGTTGAGCAAGCAAGAGCAGTTATTGTTCCGTATGGAAAACATCAATACGCGCCTTAGTGACTTATTGCTGGCGACTTCGAATACGGAAAGTATCTTACTATCCGCAATGGACACCTTGTCGCCGACCGAAGCAAATATGCTTTGGGAACGCTACGCGAATGGTAAAAGCATTGTGAAACTATGCCAAGACTTCTATTACAGTGAGCGAAACTTACGCCGCAGGTATAATCATTTATTTGAAAAACTAATACCACTCGTCTTGAAAGAAGAAGAATTTAACGAACAAATGCAAATGATCGCGGAGGGAAAATAAAATGGTAACCAAGAAGAAGTTAGAGAATTTTTTAGACAATCCAGTAAAATTAGTTAATTTTGAAGATGGAACTTTTTATGGCTGGTTTGTTAAACGAGACAATGTTTATTTGGTATTACCATTTGATTGGCATCAACGAATCTACGGTTTTAGAGCAAGTCATATCAAATCGATAATGTTTTTAACCAATGGGGCGGTGGTAAAATGACTGACATTGAAAAAGTAAGAGATGCAATAACTGATTTAAGTTTTTTGTTTGAGAACAGCTTTATAAACGAAAACGATGAACTTATTTTAGTCCCAATAACGAATTTATATTTCTCATTAAGAAATGTTAAAACAATCGAAGACTTATATTTTAAGATTATTGCTTGGTGCAGTCGTGATGCTTGTAAATCTATGCCGTTTGATACTGAACGGAAGTGCGACAATTATCAAGCAATGGTTCGTGGTAACATCAATTCATTTTTAGGAACTAATTTTAATCGCGACCAATGGCTTGATATTTACTGTGTTTTTGGTAACGGATTACACGAAGAACAGTGCCGCAAATTTATCCGCTCGTGTTTTGATTTGGCACTTTTGGAGGCAAAATGACAAAAAAACGATTAAAAGAATTGATAAAGCAAAATGGTTTAATATTTGACAAATATGGAAGTGAGATTGATTTGAAGAGTGGTGACGGTATTTATTTTGCATTTTCACAAAACAGACTTTTCAAAATGAAAGAGATGCCTAACATTGCTCTTGAACACTGGCGGTTAAACGAAATTTTTGAAACCGAAGAACAAGCAGAGTGGCATTTGAAAAATGATGCCGAACGCACCGAACGATTTGAACCACCGATGTGGGAAGACATCAATAATGAGGGTTATGAGTTTGCTTTTGTTGTTCAAATAGAACTTATTCGATTTGTAGTTAGAAAAGAATCAACCACATTATGCTCAAATGGATCTATTTGTGTTTTTGGTTCGTCTGGAAAATTTTATGCCGATGAGCCAGCCACCAAAGAAAACTACGAAAAAGCGTGCGAGATTGTAAGGGATTTGTTTAAGGGTGGTGCAAAATGAAAACTATTTATGAATTTTTATACAATCTCGGCAAGGAAACTACGAACGAAATTAAATTTGAAATTCGATGTCAAATTGTGATGAAGTGGTGGGGTCAGTGGGGATTGATTACATACAAACAAGGTTATGAAGATAGGAGGGTAAAATGAAAATTAAAACAAAATACAGTATTGGAGATGTCGTTATAATTGTTAGTGATGACAATTTAGTTCCTGCGGAAATTACGGAAATAGAGTTTCATAAAGCCAGTTATTTTGAGGAATTAAAATACCGTATAATGATATTAAATAATAAACCTTATGACGTAGAAAAGTGGGTTATGGAATCGAATATTTGTTGCAAATACTCAACTAGGAATGCTAAGCGTTTAATGCTTAAATGTTTGTTAAGAGTTACTAGTGAACCCGAAAAGAAATTGGAGGATGGTGCGAAATGATAACTAGAAAACATATGTGTTTAAGCATTGATGGTGGCATTAAAAACGCAAGAATGCTAAAAGGTTGTATCACCACTGACGATGGTAGGACATTGCAAACGGTCGCAGAAATCAGAGAATTTTTATATGGGCAAAAAGCACTTGGGCGACGGGTTTTGCCGATGGGTGATTGCGATAATTTTGATTACATTAAAGGATGTCTCGGACACAAAGTGGAGGACGATGCGAAATGAGTAAGGCAGTTTTAGTCAGTATCCAGCCCGAATGGGTAGAAAAAATCTTGAATCGAGTAAAGATAAAAGAAGTTCGCAAAACAATACCAAAATGTGAGTTACCTTGCAAAGTATACATATACTGCACAAAACCAAAGAAATGGTATACAGTTAGTGAATGTTTTATGTCTTCTGACGAATGCCTATTCAAGCAAAAAAATAAAATTTGGTTAAGTGATAGTTTTGAATGGTATGAAGATGCGGAATACTTAAACGGGAAAGTTGTTGCGGAATTTACTTTGAATAAAGTTGATAAAATAAGCCTTGCCGATGCTTTCAGGAAATACGGACTATGGCTATTGAATGATGAAACAGTTTTAGAAGATTCGCAAATTGAGCAATTTTTGAGAGATAGTTGTTTGACTTATGAGCAATTAACGGATTACATCGGCTGTGGAGATGTGGAAAATTGGACTTTTGAAAATGGATATGCTTGGCACATTGACAATTTGAATATCTACGACAAACCGAAAGAATTGAGTGAGTTTGTTAGACCTGAAATCGACTTGACGAGTGATGAAACTGGCAGTGCGGTATGTCTTATGTTTGCATATAAAAAATTAACAAAAGCACCGCAAAGTTGGTGCTATGTTAAAGAGTTGAGGGCGAAATGAAGAATCAAATAATGTTTGTTGAAGTTGCCAACATACCAAAGCAAAATGTAATAACAGGCTATCAAAAGCAAAAATGGAAAGATAAGTTCCAAGCATATTGCGACAAAGAAGCTAACAAAAGCGATTGCAGTCCGTGGTGTAAATGCGGGTATATGGATTACTGCGACTATTGTCGTGGTATGGCCAATGGTAACCCTTGCGCAAAGGCAGTAATTGAAATGTGCGCGAGAAACAAAAAAGAAATTGATTATACAAACCTTGATTTCGAAAAGTTTTTGGAGGAGTTATGAAGCACTATACAAATTTTGACGAAGAGCCAAAGTTTCAAGTCCGTTACGCAAACCACAAACACATTAGAAAAGGCGCATACTTGCGCGGGGTGTGTAAAAGAAAAGCCGAACAGCAGCTCAATGGCAAAGTTCGCAATAAAAACGAAGAATTGTTCCAAAACTGGAAAGCTAAACAGAACACCGACAGAGTGGACGATGGACTATTACGGAAAATCTTTGATAGTTTTGACGAAGAGGACAAAGCGGATTGATAGGCAAAGCGTGAAAAAGATGTCCGCAAATGTCCGCTTTTCTATGAGATAATGCTATCGTGGAAAACAGGCGAACGCGACGCTTGGGAAACCACACCCGCTGCATTTCCATTTTTACACAGCGGTAATAATTTGATTTGATTGTGCCAAACGCAACCGTGCATAATCCGAGTGGCTACCGTAAGTAGCCGTCCCGAAAGGGATTTTTTTATTTAAGGGGGAACAATATTTGGAAAAAGTAATTGAAGTTTACTATCCGAAAACAAAAGAGCGCCGCATCACAACATTGCGGCAAGACCAGGCAGTCAAGCATCCGTTGACGGCCGAAAACAAAATCAATACCGATGAACTAATGGGCGAACGCGCCCGATTAACAAGATGGGCATCGAAGCTAATTGACGAAACCATACGGGAGGCAAGCAGAGTATGAGTAAGAACAGACACGGTAAGCGCATTACCAATCAGAATCAGTTGGAACGGTTGGCCGAAATCCGCCGCTTGAAAGGTAAACGCAAGGAACCCAAGAAACAAACAACCAACATCGATTTCTTGTTTTGGCAAATTGCCCAGGAACGGAAAAAGCGAGGCGCAAAGAATGCGACTATTCCGACGGTATAAAGTTGTTTGGCGGTGGCTAGTTTGGGTATGCAAAGGCAGCGGCAAGGAAATCAAGTTACTGCCAATACCGTTTTTTTACAAGAGAGAAGAAGAGAAAGGAACCAATAGCAATGATAAAACTAATCGACCGGACAGTGGCGAAAGATAACATCAAGTTTGTTGCAAAGTGCGTTATCCCACTTGTTGGAATAGCCGTGTTCATAGCAATGGCTACACTGTTATATATTCGCACCGTGCCGGACAAAACATTAGAATGGTATGTCCAACGCGAAATCGAATACGAGATCGAATGGTATTACGAAGAACACCCGATAGAACTCATCGAACTGCGAGAAATAAAGGATGTGCGGGACTATGCACACGATGAGGGCGCATATTGGGTGTGTTATGAAGCATCGGTCTATTGGGTGGACGACACAGGCGATAAAGTGCACTGCGATAAATACACGACATTTGTCTATTACAGAAAAATCAATGGCAACCTGGGACAGCGTGCCCATTATGACATTTTGGACTGCGATAGTTGCCCATTGGTGAATTAACAACAAAGCGGCGTAACGGTCGCTTTTTTAGTGTGAAATTAAAAGGTGGTGATGAGATGTGAACGATCAGAATTTAATACCGGGAAACAAGCGAAGCCAGAGTGAACTCAGAGAGAACGGCAAAAAAGGTGGCATCAGGTCAGGTGAAGTTAGACGCGAAAAAAGAATGCTCGCGGATGCAGCCCAGATGTTACTTGGTTTACCACTTACCGATGCCAAGGGTATAGGGAAATTAAAATCTATGGGCATTAGTAAGGGCGATATGACCAATGCAATGATGATGACGGCCGCAATCTTAAAACGAGCCCAAAGCGGCGATACTTCGGCATATAACGCGATTCGCGACATTATCGGCGAAAAACCAAAAGATGCCGTTGAGGTCTCGACCAATGACGAAACAATGCGCGCCTATGAGAATGCAGCCAAAGCCATAAGGGGTAGTTAATGTTATTTAATGACATTATCTGGACTGAAAAGATGCGGGCGGTGTTCCGGGATACTGCACCCGAAATTTATTTATGCGGGGCAATGGGAACCAGTAAAACACTTATCGCAAGTTTGTTGTTCTTTGACCGCATTATTAACGCGCCGGCCAATGTTAACCAGTTCGCAATCGTTGGCGCATCCGGTGTTTTGGTAAAACGAAACTTCGTTGATAAGGCCGACAGTTTACATAAGATTCACCGTGGACTGTGCACTGAATACAGTCAAAATAACAAAGACGGTTCCGGCTCGCACTTTTGTATTAAAGGCAAGACCGGACTGAAAATTGTGTATCTAGCGGGCGCGGATAACAAGTCCAGTTTGACTTCGATTTTGTCATTAGACTTGGGCGGAATACTGCTTGATGAGATGTCGTGGCTAGACATTGACACGGTGCGTGAAGCACACGGGCGCGTTAAGCGTTTAGCATATCCAGGTTGGATTATCGGCACCACAAACGGTGGCACACCTACGCAAGAATTCTACACCGAGTTTGTAGATCACGCGGTGCCACAGTTCAAAGAGACGGTGCCACAGACAGAACTTGATGCACTGAAAGGTGATATGCCTAGTCGCCATTATTATCATTTCAACTTGCGGGACGATTGCCCGCATAAAACAGCTGAACAGACCGCCGCTTTGATTGCTACATATCCGCCAGGAAGTTTTTACTATTACTCAAAAATATTGGGTTGTCGTGGGTTCAGTCAAGGTGCTTTATATGCGCCTTACATAAGCGGCGACTTGTTGATAGAGAACTCACGCATTAACACACGCGCACTTGGTAATGTAGTGTGCTCGGTCGATATGGGAACCAGCACAGGAATGGATGATACCAAGCACGCACACACAATCGCAACAGTTGTCGGCTTTACGCCGGGTTATGAACAGGTGATTGTCTTGGAATCGAAAATAATTCCAAGTAACACACTTGATACTGTAATCGATGAAGTTGACAAATTGTTATTGCCATATTGGGCGAATTACTACACAAAGTTGTCGAAGATAGTCATTGACTATGGGGACAGCGGCGGAATGCTAGTTCGTTCTTGGCGCAGTCGCACGCGACTGAAAAATGTAACCGTTAAGCCGTGTATTAAAACAGGCAAGGGCGGAAACATCGGCGGTAAGGAAATTACCTTACAAAGCCGAGCGCAGCTCAAATGCCAGTTGTTAATGGACAACCGGTTAATGTGGGCTGAAAGTGCCGAAGCCAGTTTTAAGGCGCACAAAAACATTCTCTCAACCGAGAATGGCGAGGAGTTGGAGCAGTCCAACATCGATAACGATTACGCAGATAGTTTGACTTATACCTTAACAGAGAACTGGGTTAAGTTAAGCAAAAACATTTATTAAAAGGAGAAAACAAAAAATGACACAAGTAATCACGGTAGTTAAAGGAAAACTGAAAACTGAAATTTTGCAACCATCACTGAAAAGATATCTAGCCAATGGCTGGAAAGTTGTTAAAGAAAAAGAGTTGCAACCGAAGACAGAAGAAGTTGCCATTGTAGCCGGCAAAATCAAACCAGAAGAAGCGGCACATAATCGCGGGAACAGTAAGGCGACCAACACAGTAATGCAAGCAGAAGCTATTATTGGAACCGAAACAAAACCACGCGCACGCAAGGCAATTAACACTGGTCTAATTAAACCAAAGACAGCCAAAGCGGCGAAATAAAGCAAAGGAATTTGTTATGAAAAACTTAAACAACAATGGCTTTACAGCCAGCCAGCACCGATATTTTAGGCGCAAGATTAAACGCACTATTGATAAAGGCAAAATCAAAGGTCAAGAATGGCTTGATACACATCTTGTCAAAATCAAAGCCGAAATGTCGGATATGGCGGCAAAAAATAGGGAGGTATAATGTGGCGCTAAATTTTGATTTGAAGCAAAGAGATGCCATCGAAAATACACACCAAGTTGAAGTGTATCGGTTCAACCTTGCAAAGAACTACGCATTGCTGTCGGGCGATAGCGCGGTTGTCCGCCGCTTTTATCGTCAAAATGCCGGAACATTAAACTGTGGCGATGTTTACAAACACTTTGAAATAGACCGTTCGTTTTTCTATCGGTCAAAAAGTAAGAATGCGTTTGTGTATGCTGGATTGATACCGTGGATTGCGGAAAGTATGGTTCGCTTGGTTGCTTCTGCTGGATTTGTGGTCAATTCACCATTGCAGGGCAATGATGACTTTGATAAGGCATTGAAAAAAGATATGGACGATTACGCAAAGCAAGCCTGCAAACAAACTAAGTTGCAAGATTGTTTCGAAAGCGGCGTTTATCTCGAAACTGGTCTTGGTGATGTATTGTTCCGCATCTCGTATGATAGCGAGATTAGTAGTAAGCCAATTCTTGATATTATTGAACCGCATAATTTTGAAGTTAAGTGGAAGCGTGGTCATATTCTCTCATTTGTAATTAAAGAACGCAGTGATGAGGTTAAGGACGGAAACCGTAGTAGTAAGCTTGATGTTGAAATGCGCGAGACCTACACCAAGAAAGATGGTAAGGTTAAAGTTCAATATTCGTTCCACAGTGGCGGCCATAAGATTGCAAAGCGTAATCCAATATACGAGGCGGCACAAAAGCACTGGGGTATTAGAGAAAACGAAATGTCGTTCGAGTTGCCGTTTGAAGATTTCCCATTGATTTACAAAAAGAGTAGTAAAAAATCATTGCTATACCGTGGGGAACGTGGAGTGCCAGATATTCACGGACTAGATACCATAGAAGATGCACTGAGTGAATGTTTGAGCCACTTGGTAGATACAATCCGTAAATCATCGCCCAAGATATTTGTTGATAGACAATTACTAAGGACAACAGTTGATGGCAAAACACTTGAATATGACGACTTTGATTATGAATACTTGCTATTGGATGATGTAACTGACCCGTCAAAATTGTTGACGACACAACAAGCTAAGATTGATTATGCATCGCATCTTGAAACCGCTAAGATGCTGATTTCGCACGCAATCAATAAAGTTGGTTTATCACCAACAACGCTTGGTGTTACTGGGTTAGAAAGTATCAACAGTTCATCGGAGAGCCAGGATGCGCGCGAGAAACCAAGTTTACGCACGCGTGAAATCAAGCTCAAAGGATGGAAAGAAACTTTGGAAGAAATCCTTAACAAGTATTTCCAATACCTGGCTTATATCAACAAAGAACAAGTCCGAGATTATTCAAACTTGATTAGTGTTTCGTTTAACGAATACATCAACCCATCGACCGAGAACATTGTCAGTGTGATTTCGCAGGCGGTGGCTGGTCGTGTGTATTCAATTGAATTAGGTGTTGAAAAACAATTCATAGCCGACAAGAAAGATTACACACTGAACGATATCATTGCAGAGAGTGCAAGGATTAGGGGTATTAAACCCGAAGAAGAAATGGTGTTACTTGGACTAGTAGAGGATGCACCAGCACAACAAACGGATTTACCCGATGGGTCGCAAGACACCACGGCAAATCAAAATAAAGAGCCCACCGGGGCGTTAAAGGAGGATAAAGAAGATGGCAGTGGAAACACAACCAACACCAGTGGCACAGCCACAGACGACGGAGCCGACGGCGACGAATAGTCAAACACCGGCACCGGTAAGCGAAGTAAAAGAAGCGGCGGCACAAACACCGGCGGTTGAGACCGAACAACCAAAGGCGCAAGAACCAACAAAAGCCGAAGCAGTTGCTGATTCGCAAGCGACACAAACAAAGGGAAGCGTAAGCGAAGCGGCGTTGTTTGAAATCGAAGAAACTTTGAAAGGGCTAGACCCGAAAGAAGTTTTGCAGTTTCAACGCGAATTATCCGCAGAGCGCGGTGAGAATCTGTTTGTAGGTAAAGTTGGAGAGTTATTCAACAAATACAAACCAAAGGCGACCGAACGAGCAGAGAAAGTTAAAAGTTTAGCAGCTGCATTAAAGCAAGCTGATAAGCCGGCATCAACGCCAACACCAGCACCGGCGCCAATCCCACAAGAAACGGTCAAGGGTAACGAGCCGAACCCTAACGAAGAACTACTTAAAGCCAAGGTCGAACTCGAACTTATAAAGAACGGCGTATCCAATGACTTCTTGGAAGAAGCGACAATTGTCGCGATGTCTAAGGTCAAATCACTGAATGAGTTGTCAAAGGTAAACGAGGTCGCGAATAAGTTTGCCAAGTTTGGCAAAACCGGTGATGCGCCGGCAATCCCACCACGCACGAGTGTCGGGATTGGCGAACATAAGGACGAGATGACCGAGGGTGAAAAAGCGGTGGCTTATTTGAGATCAAAAAACCCAAATGGATGGAAGAAATAACAGTCGGTTGACCGACGCATCCTTGGGTTAAGAGGAGTAAAATTATGTTTAATGTTGAAAATGCAATGCGTTACAATAATGTGGAAACTGTTGACGCAGAGTTCTCTGCTATCTTGGCAGAAATCAATTACACCAATGATGTCTTTGAACCTGGTGTAACTTACAATGATGAAATTGAGGAAAGGGCAGGACAAGTTTTTGTCCGTAAACTTGGCAAAGGTATTGTCGAAGGTGGTGATGCTACTGCAGAAAATGGGTTAAAATTTAACACTCACGAAACCGCAGATGCATTGATTCCAATGCTTAACAAATATACTTTGAGCAAGAGTGAATTGTGCCCTGGCGCAGTTGATGCAGCCCGTAAAAGCGGTAAGTTAGCCGAAAAGAAAGCAGTTGTAGTGCGCTCTCACGGTGAAGCTTGGCAAGCTCAAGCGATGGCTTTGTTGCTGGGCGGCAAAAACGGTGCACAAGCTGCCAACAATTTTACGGCGGATGCTGACACCGAAGCTATTACGGATACCAACGTGGTCGATAAAATCTTAGCGGCTCAAACCCAAATTATGGAAAATGATGCTAATGCTACAGTGTGTTTAGTTTCTCCCGAAGTTCGCGCGCACTTGTTATCGAATTATGCGAAAGGCAAAGGTTTCTTGCCCGAAACTAACGAAGATGCTAAGCGTCGTGGCGTTATTGGGGACTTACTTGGAATGACGGTCAAGGTAACCAATTTCATTGGTCGCGCCAGCAATATCACTGGTAAAATCCAACGCGGCGTGAACGATGTTGCCAAAGATGTCAAAGACGGTGCGGCGACTGCAAAATTAACCGACTTCGTTGTTTATGACCCTAACACTTATTACATCGATACTATTTTCAATGGTATGCGAGAAAACGACAAGATTGAGGGTTACTTCGGTTGTTCGGTAGATATTCAATCTGTGTCTGGTGCGGTTAACACTAACCCAGAACGCTGTGTCGCTCACATTCACGCAACTGAAAGTGATAGCGAACAAGATAACACTGGTAGTGATAACAATGGCGGCGATAACACCGAAACGCCATCTGAAACACCAGTAGATAACGGCAACAACTAATCCGTAACTAAAAGAAAAGGGGCGCAAACCCTTTTCTTTATGCCTTAAATAGCAGCGAGGCGGTGCGAGACCGTCAAGGGCACAAACAAAAACAAATAAAGGGAGAAATCAATTATGGAATTTTACGACAACGAAACAGGAATGCCGAAAAGACAACCGGCGCCGACAGATGCTGAAATCAACAGCAAATGTGCAAACATTATGAATTCATTTATGCAGATGGCACAAGAGAGTTTATGCCATCAAAATATGCTAATTAACGATCTGGAATCATTGCGTGAGTTAAGCGGCGGACGATCCGATATTAACGATGCAATCGAGGACTTAAAACAGAACATTGTTTGTAACGAAACCGCACATTGGCAAATTGCCGAAGAGTGGTTCAAGTTCTTTGCTGGCATTAGAGAAAGCGGCGACGCAAACGAATTGGCCGAAGCTAAGATGGAACCAACACAAAACGAATCTGACACAGACGCCGAAACAGATAAGGAGTAAAAATGATTAAACAATACGACAACCGGGCATTAGTTGTCCCTAAATACACCGAAGAACAGCTGCGCGAATTACCGCAGCTGGTTTTTCCATATAGTGACGGCTATATGACATACGACAAACGCACACACCAATATTATTTAACCAATGAAGCGTTAATCGAATACGGTATTGACATTAACCCAGATGGTTCATCGAATGAAGTTAAAACATTTATTCGCGATGTAACCAATGCGGTTTATTCGGCAATTAAAGTTAAGGCGGGCAATATCAACTATCCAATAATGATGTATCGCATTGCCAAAGGACTAGGTGTGCCGAGTATGTCGCAATACGATTTCCGCAATCAGTTTTTGTTTGATGTCTTGTTAACTCAGGCGCGCCATATGCAAAGCGGGAATGCAAAACGCACGCCAAAGATTGTTACAACTGAAACCGGCCGATTAAAATCAAACGACTTGAATTATACCGACTTGTATTGGCTAGATGATGATGTAATTATCAACCTGGAAAGTTTGAACTTGTTTAGCCGACAAAGAGTTGTTGATGCTTGTTCGATTGATTGGATGAGTTATTAAAGGTGGTGCTAGATGGCAAGTAGTTTACTAACAGCGTTAAACCAGCGCGTTGCATTTGGTGGTAAGAACGCGTTGACCGCTATTGAACGAAGCGGCGGGGCGAACACTGAATATCTACAAGCGAACCAAGGATATGGTAAGATTGTTGGCGTGCAGTTTAACGGCAAAGGCAAAGTCTATGATTACATTGACTTGAACGGCACTCAAAGGGTGGGCGACCATCCAACGGTTGAGGTTACTAATTCTGTCACTGGCAAAAACAGTTTCGTGCCGGGAAAACATACCGAGATTGTTCGAGCTGTTAAAGGTGGCATTGAAAAGAACTTGGAACTTTTGGACAAAGCCACAAATAAAGGCATCAACCTGAAAACGATTCAAACCCAGGGCGAATTAAAAACAAATTACAGGCTGTTTCCAGGAATGAGTATGGACGACCTCAAAGCAACTAAAAAATTAGTAGGGGAGGATTGATTATGGATGAGTTGTATATGTATTCACCGCACCCGAAAGCAAAACTATACAAACGGTTTAATGATAAAGTCGAATTGCCGACCGCGAACAGCATTGTGGCCGAAATTGAAAACGGCACAGTGACGAGGGTTGACTTTGACAAATTTGAGATTGAATTAAACAATTACTACAACCGCGACAGTTTTAGTTGGGTGTTCGAAACCGAAACCCAAACCGAACAACAAGAGCAGCACGGCTTGATTAACGAAGCGGTATACACCACGATAAAAACCAACTCGTTAAAGAAAGTAAGTGCCGGTGACATTGTTAATTTGAAATGTGCTGTGTGGCCGAAAGGTAAGTATTTTATTGTTACTGGACATCCAAGACAAGATTTTATTTACGCACCGGATATGCGGCCAAGTTTTCAGCATATCGAACTTAGGAGCCTGATTTAATGGCTTGGAATAACAACTTCACAATGCAGGACTTGTTTATGAACCCGGCATTGAAAAATGTCGTGCCACAATTCGGACGGCGAGAACCGGTGCAACAAGTTTATTCTTTTGCAGAACAAAAAAGGCAAGTAAAAGAATATTTGCGTGGCTTATTATCGGCAATCGAAAGCGGCGAGATATTGAAAGTCAAAGGTCAACAGCCCGATATTTTAGAGCGTGTGCGAGAAGCTAAAACAACCATTGAGCAGTTGTTTAATTCAATGCCGAGTATCGCAAAGAATCTGCGTGCTAATACGCGCGTCTATCTACCGTTTGCCACAAGCGAACAAATACGCAATATTTCAACACCAGACGGCAAGATTGCGGTTTTGCGTGCGATTATAGACAATGTGAACTTTAACCCGAACTTTAAGAGTTTGGACACTATAACCCGCGATATGCCGCCAATAAACTTTTACAGACTGCAATCAAAATGGATGCGCGAAGTCGGTTATAGAAACTAAAAGGAGAATAAAATGCAAAAAGTAACATTAACTGCTGATGTGTTGTTAGGTGTTATAAAAAGTGTTTTTAATGATAAAGACATTGATACTATTAACGACCCAGAGTTGCCGGAAGATTGGCAAGGCAAGAGTATACAAGATATCTTGAATATTAAGTATTATACTTTTAAGCATCGACCAGAAAGTAGCGAACAAATCGTAAGGGAAATGAAAGCGGCGGGCAATACGCAAATTGACGAGCTGATGGCCGTTAACCGTTCTTTTGGTTGCTTTACGCTTGACAGCGTAGACCGTGAGTTTAGTAAAAACACGGACACGGCGGTCTGCTCGGGCGTGCTTGATTTTTGGGTGCAGACGAGCAAACTTAAACTGGTTGATAGCCTGCTTGAAAAATGCAATATTGCACTTGCAAGCGCGTTGATTCCTGTCAGTTTTAAGATGTCCGATGGCACAATCGAAAACCGAACATTGTCAATCGGGTTTGGTCGTCCGTCAGGTTTCGATTTTAACACTTCAAGTGAAATCGGCGAATCAGTGCAGTTCCCGGTTGAAGTCGACATCGGTATCTCATTACCAACCACACAGATGATTGATTATAAGTTTGAATTCACCGCAGAACTTGACGCTAATGATGAACCGACTAATTTTACCGAAGTTCCAGTTGCTGATTATTCCATTACAGAAACAGCGCAGACAAAAGGACTTCCAACGATGACGCATCCGAGTGAAACAGGCGTCATAAATTTATCAGCTGGAACGACCTATTCGTTTGTATTTGATGGAATTGTAGATAATCCATTTATTAACTGGCTAGCAAATCGAACATTGTTCGGGAATGAGGAAGAAAAGAGTAAACTGGTCTATTTGAAACTAACACGCGGACAGTTATTTAAGATTTATCCAACGACAATTACAATGCACTCGATCAAAGCGATAGATGATGGCACAAACGAAGTGCATAGTCTCAATTTATGCATTGAGGAGGGTGCTTGATGGCATTAAACAAAATTGAAATTATAGTGACAGACGGTAGTGGTAATTGTTCCATTAGAGATAAAAGCACAGGAAGTGTGCAAAAAAAACAACAAGAAAAAGCCGAGAAGTTAAGAAATAAAAAACTTGCCGGCAAGTTTAAGGCAATGGGGCATCCGCTGAAAGCGGCGCAAGATAAAGTAACGGGTAATATGTCACCGGCAAAAGCATTCGCTACAAGTATGGCGATTGGGGTTGGTAAACAGTTATTGTCTCAATCGTTTAACTATTATGTAAGCAATATCGGCAGAGAAAATGGGGACAGTAACTTCCAAACATTAGTGAACCGCCAATTTGAGATTGTTAACGATTCTATCAATGTTATTAGTAGTATGGCCAGTGGCGCCGCTGCTGGGGCAGCTGTTGGACATCTGCCTGGGGCGATAATCGGCGCGACAGTTGGAGCCGTGTCAAGCGCCATTTCTATTGGGTTCCGTCAAGCAGAACGAGAACGAAGTTATCAATATCAAATTTTTAAGCAAGATAACAACCAAGCTTACAATTTAGCACGAGCCAACTATTCCGCTACAACTGGACGATTGCGTTAATACGCGTTGTATACCTGATAAATCTTTTTAATTAGATCACCGTCAACACATTTTATTGATGTCCAATAACAAGTATCAATAATAGGGTAATCATTCCAGAATATTATTCTGGCATAAACTAAACAGATGTCAATTTCATCTTGGCTAGTTTGTTCAATCGAAACAATTTTGGTTGCTTCGAACTTTGTTCCGCCTTTTACAACTTGTCCACTCTTGGAATGGTAGTTTAGAGTTTCACCGTCGGTGCAGATAAAGTAAAATCCGGAAAAGTCGACATCGAAACCATCTTGATTAAATACATAATTTGTAGTTGCATATTTTTTACCGTTAGAGGTTTTTATATCAATGACAATATCGCCGTCTTTATCTAGCTTGTAAGGTTTATACGGGGATGTTTTTGCTGGGATTTCGGAATTTGTTTCGATAATAAAATTTCCTTGTTTGTCATAAAAAGACAATTTAGAAGAATCACAGTGATAATTTTCAAAAACACCGGCATTGACCAAATCGAAATACTCATCATTGGTTGTTAGCCGGTAACGGTTAGTCGTTTCTGTTTCGTATTGTGCAATCGAGTTATCGTATTGGACATCAACTCCGTGTTTAATTAACACACCTGAAACCACAATAATAATTGTTAGGCATACCGTAATTAAAGTTACTTTAATTTTTTTATTCACATCAGAATTATAAAGGAGAAATTATGAAATATCAATTCAAAGTTTTTCGTTGGGAAAATGGAGCAAAAACAACTGAATACACACAGAACGTAGTTGCGCCAATTTTTATCGAAGATAAACTTGATGAGACATTGGATAGCGGCGAAATCGTGCTTGATAAAATGAACTTAGCAACACCGTTTATGCCAAAAACAAAGTTTAGAATTGAATTGTGGATTCCGAACGGCAACGAACCGCGTAAGACTTGGGATATGGTAGTCGAGCACGACGATGTAGAAAGTTATGTCGGCGTTCCTGATAAATATTGCCATCGCGTGCATTTGATTGAGCCATCAGCAATAGCACAAGGTATGCATTGTGATAATTTCTCATTAACTTATGAATTGAACGATGTAACACTGAACTATAAAACAGTTGTATCGCAAGGTGACACAGTCGGAAGTGTAACTCCACCGAATTATACCGATACTCCAAACGGACACTCCACAGCGATAAAACTAAATCAGCCAATGCGAGTAGGACAGGTTTACTATACAAACTCTTTCAGATATTTTTGGCAAAACACGGAAAGTATTAAAAACATATTACTAACGCAACACGCCGGAACATCACATACTATTAGCTTTACTGTTCCAACACTTCGCGCTCAAATATCAAATGACCAACAAGAATGGGTAAACAGTTTTGAAGTAGCGACCAAGACTCGTATTATTAAACGCCATTTCTACAATGATGGAACTGTAACAGAAGAAGATATGGAATTTGCTCCGGGCGTAACGGAATTAAAATGTGGCGCAGATAATTCTTTACAACAAACTGAAAACGATGTTTACAATGTTAGAATTGGAAGTTATTGGGGCGCGGCGCCAGTTAATGCTCCGTTGCACGCGTGGGCTACAACTGTCTTGGATTTCGGCAGTATCAACAGTGGTCTTGTTACAAGTGTTAATAATCTTGATACTTTTGATGATCATAAATCGTATGGAGATTATAGAAGTTCAAGGTTTGCGACAAATGACCCAATTTATAACAATAGCAAAAGCGTAACATTTGAAACCGATGCGTTAACTCAAAACGAAATGGACGCCGGAGAATATATCAGCTATGAAATAGTTACAACCGCCGCTTTTTCATTGCCAAAATTGTTTACGATTACTGCGTTTGTGGAAGATAGGGGCGGTCGTTATGTTAACTACACAAACAATACTAGAACACTTGAAGAAGTGTCTGCTAGTAGTGTTATGTTTACGAGCGGGGCGTTTACTATCAAAGATATGTCTCAGTGGGTAAACAAAGATAATTTATTTCTTGCAAAGGGAGTTAAGTATTCGGCTTACAGTTTACTTCGTAAAGCGCTATTGACTTGTGACACTCATTTGCTTGATACTACGACAGAAAGTCTTGACGATGAAGACGCAGACGGACACCCTCAACCATCATTACAGCACCCGATTGTAATAAACGAGTTGTGGCGTAATCGCTTGAAAACCTGCAAAGTCCAGGAAACAATTTTTGAAAATAAGAATCTGTGGGAAATCTTATTGCAGATTGGTTATTATTTGCACGCAATACCATACTTACAATTCGCAACAGATGGAACTGACAGATTTGAATTGACTTTCCGTCAATTAGGTGACAAGAGGGTTAAGGAGGACAGAAGCAGAAAATTAACAGTCTTTAATAGCTTAAATTTGAGTGAGTATTTTACTCAATACGATAGCTATGTTACAAACTTATTTAGTCCACAAAACGAAGTTGAAGAATGGTGCGTTGCTAAAACCAGTGACCCGTCACAACTAATAAATGCTGATACTGCTGAATTGCAGTTAAGTTATGGAATTACGGAGTTGATAGAGTTCGAAATACTGAAAAAGAAGAACGGTGTTTACGAAGCGAAAAACGCGCTAAAATATGTATTCGAAAAGTCAGTATATGACATATTGACCAACAATGACCCAAGTCAAGTTAGACCAAGTAAGGGCGCCTCATTGTGGTTCTCATTGGGTGATAACAAAATTCAAGGATTAAGTTATGTTGCTCCATCAACGAACAATGACAACTTGACTGCGCTAAAATATGTTGTTCAGTCTTTGTTTGGGGGCACTCGTCTCGAATTAGCGGATTTGGATGTAAATGCTTTACGCTTCCGTATTAAATACAAAACACAAGATAGCGCGCGTGTAACTCAGTTCCGTCCGGATATTGAACGATTTATGAAAAACAGTTCATACGAAAAATATCCACATCACGAGCAGTTCTTTGGACAACAGGATAAGATTATCGATAGTGAACGATTCTCTGCAAACCTTTGGGGAAGATTAGTTCGAGTAGGTAACGGTATTTATCAAAGACAAGAGCACACCGAACTTGGCAACGAAAAAGAGGCGGGTGATCTCGTAGAGATTAACAATGAGCCATACTATGTAACTCAGGTAGAAAATGAATTTCATCCAAAAGCGATTTTCCAAAAAGTTACTTATTCAAAAAACTTTAACCAAATCAGTATGATTTGCACAATACCGAGTGAACCGCGTTTCTATGAGATTAGTGGACAATCGAAAATAAAAAGGGAAATCCGCATAAATGACTTTTTCTCATTGTCTACTATACCTAACGCAAATGCGACACCGCCCAGGTATTTAGTAAGCGGCGGAACGCAAGATTGGAAAAAAACACTCTCTGATATACTATTTAAGCAAGAACGCGTTTTACCTAACTTTGCATTAACACGCTATCTTGCAGACGCCAAGAGACAACATAAAGGCGTGTATGGGCAGGTTATTCCAACAAACCAAGTGTTTCCGTCAAGTGATGTGTTTTGGTCATCTGAAAATACAGTTGAGCCTGTCGGGGCTAGTTCCTATGTGGATTGTATCGTGCCAGTTCAAACTTATCCGTTGCACAACGGAATTATATTCGAATGGGATATGGCCGATAATTTCAAAGTTAATGATTGCGTAGATGCACCGTATAATACAACAACTGGAATTAAAGACGGTAGATATAAATCAACTCAGTCGTTAAGATACTGCGACATATTTGGGCGTGCTGACTTAATGCAAGCAAAGTTATTCCATAAGAGACTTACAACAGATGCGGAATTAGAGCAGATACCACAAACGCCAAAAGCGTTCATAACACCGGAGACTAACTCTGTTTATGTGGAAATCGGTGGAAACAACAAAGCAGTTGCTCTTGAAAAAGATAACCGCGAGATTCTTGGATTTAACTATCAAATTAACCTACTTCACCGTGCAGCTAGTGGAGATGATGACTTTATAACATTCCCAAACATCTTTGGCCGAAAAGATAGTGATCTCAAAATGCTTTTGTTAAGTGAAGAAGTGTCAATGTTCGATGAAAATCCGGACATTACTTCTCGGAACGCAACGGTCATAGCAGAGGGAATAACACTTGGCAATGGGAACGAAAATTTTCAAATTGATACATCGACCAATGCTAATCAAATCATTATACGCTTTCCAAGCGAATCCAATATTACTTGGCGAAACGGTGGAGATATCAGTAAGGTTAAAAGTATTATCTTTTACCAGGAAACAGTTGAGAACGGCAGGGCTTCGTATATTGCTAAAAATGTTGTCAAACTTCCGGACGAACAGAAACTGCAACCTTGGTATATTTACCCAGTATACAATGATTAACAATTAAGGAGAAAATATGAATAATTGGGATGAAAGCGATCACCCGAGAGATGGTGATGGCAAATTTACAGACAAAGCTGGTGGCGGTAGTGGAAACGACCACGAAGCCACCAAGCAGAAGCTGTCCGCCGCTTTGAATAAGTTACACCACGCGGCAATTTATAAGAAATTAACCGATGCGCTAGACAAAGATAAAGAACAAAAGCAAGAAACTGAAACGGTGAAAAAAGCCGAAGAACTGGTGAAAAAGCCACGCGAGAAGAAAGTTGATGTCATAAAACGCCTTGCATCGTATAAAGACAAACCGCAAGCAACATACAACTACGATACTGGCGAAGTTGTGCATTTAACCAGTGGCTATATGGTAAGTTTCCATTGTAACGAGGCGGACGAAGACGGACACTATAAAAGCCACTTTGGAAGATACACCGAAGAAGAATACGACAACTTGGCCAATTCGTTTGCAGAAGAGAACGATGCGGACACTTATATTGGCACTTATGACGAAGAACCCGAAGTGAGCTTCCATATCAAAAATCTTGACCAAGCGCGCAAGTTGATGATAAAATATAACCAGGATGCGATTTGGGACAATGCGGCGGGTGTGCCGATTATGAACAAAAAACGCGATAAATCCAAAAATCCAATGAGGGGGGAATGATGAGTTTAGTTGATAAGTATTCGAAATTGATTGACGAATCAAGCGAAGCTTGCTGTAACGGCGATTTTTCAATTTATGAAAAATTAACCGAACAAGCATTATCAGTCCGTGCTCAATTCTCAAAATCCGACTGGGAAACTTTAATCGCTCAAACAAGTAATGCTCGCGCTAAATTTGAATATACGCGTATGATGAACGAGAAGTTCGGCAAATAACAGTTTCAAAAAGTTAATTATCAAAGGGCATTTCGGTGTCCTTTTTTAATGCACAAAACATTGGCAATACAAGGACATCTGCGGGTGTCCTTTTTGCAATAAAAAATAAGGAGGTAAAAATGCTTAGTAAAGCACTTGAAGACGCGCATAAAAAAGCAAAACAGCGCGCCAAAGAGCAGCAGTCCTTTGAGGCTGCGGGCGAGTATTCCGTGCAGGTCAAACTAAACGGGATACAACAATTCGTGCCGATTGAAACGGTGCGAGTGAACGGCAAGCCGCTTGCGGATTATTTGAAAACCGCGACGGAAACTGCCGCCAAAGTCCAAGAGCTGGAAAAAACAGTGGACGGTTTGACACAATCCAGTCACGAGCAGGCAAACCTATTGAAAGCGGTCGTTGCGACCTTAAAGGGAGAGAAACTATGAAAAAGATTTTGAACATTGGCTACTGGGTATTCACAGTGGCGTTGACCCTGTGCGGTGTGTTTTTCTTGGCTGTTATCTATGTGCCAGGCGAATACATTGCGCCGTTACTTGCCAAAATGCATATTTCGTATGAGTGGTGTATTGGTCTATCTACAACTTCGTTTGCGACCGTTTGTATTTTGGTTGCGACTAATTCGATACACAATACGAAAGTCCGACAGTTAAACCAACAAAACGCAAAAGCATTCGAAGCAGTCAAAGATGCAAACGAACAAGTGCAGTTAATGAAAGATTTGTTTGCTAAATCGATTGAAAAAGATAATGAAATCATCAACAACTTGAAACAAGTTCAAGCCACCAATTCCGCCATTTTGGAAATGGAAAAACAAACGGCCAAAGACCGATTGGCTGGTGGTTTAATGGCTAATAAGAACAAAGCCGAACTCGAAAAAGCATTGAATAATGTCTTGGAAAAAGAACAAGAAGTCGCCGAATTAAAGGCTACAAGCGTTGTTTATGAGACGACCGTAGAGAAAGTGGTGGAAGTCGAAAAAGAGCAACCTAGCGAGAATGACGGGCTAATTTGAGGTGTTTTATGGACAAAACGAAACAATTATTAGTCAAGGTTGTCGGCTGGGGCGCGAGTTCTTCATTGATTGTCGTTGTGCTGACATTCCAACTTTTTGTTAAGACCGAAGTGCCAAATTATGTGAAGTTCGGTGTGCCGGCATTGATTGCGCTATTGATAATCTTTGCTATTGGTTATAAGTATTTGCGCGGCTTTATCACACGCAAATTAACCGCGATGGAAACCGCCAAACAACTTGGTTACACCGTGTCGCCGGTGCTGTCAATTTTGAACGATTGCGTGGTAACGGTGCCAATCGCATTGATTGCGGCGGTGTTCTTGCTGATTGGTATGTGGTCGCATTCTATTGGTCTGATTCTGCTTGAATGCTCGGGCATTTTGCAGTTTGGTTTTATATCGAACATAATCGCGCGTATCGGTGCGAACGATTATATCCACCAGAAAGAAATCGAAAAAGCCGAAGCGAACAATAAGGCGATCGCCCAGGAAGTTAAAAAAATTATTGCTACGGAGGAAGTAGACAATGGATGATAACAGAGCAAAATTCAGAACATTTATGACCGAGTTTTCGGGCTATGCAGCAAACGCCATAATCGTCATTGGCTTTGTGATTCTGCAATCATCGGGCTTGGTAGAAAGTGGCAAATCATTTCAACAGGTTTTGTTAGAGGGCGCATTGCTCTTGTTGATGACAAACCTTTTACGAATGAGTTTCTTTGCGACGGGTATTCAACGCGGATATGCAAGCGACAAATGGAAAAACAGTGCGCTTGAACACGAGCAGATACTAAATGCTGTTATGCCAAATATGGACAACATTGACGATTTCTTGGAAGAGGACTACCAAAAGCGATTAAAGATGGAACGCATCGCGCGATTGCGTGGTTTCAAATACAGCACAGTGTTTGACGAAGATGGCAGCATCAAAGATTATGTTCACACTTTACCCGACCTTTCAAAGGCAAATGAGAAAGAAAAAGAGATGCGCACACACCAATTTGAATTGGAGTGCAAAAACATTAAAGCGGCCAAAGAAGCTAGTGTGCCATTGTATATGGCAAATGAACTAATCACTCGTTCGGCACCGCAGAAGCGAATGTTCCGGGCATCAACCAAGAAAGCCACATTGATTGCTTTAATTAGTGGTGTGGTTATCTCGGTATTTATTATGGTCTTTAATGGAATATTCACGCCAACCGGTATTAACTGGGTGGCATTCTGGAACGCGGTCGGCATTGCGATGATTTCGGTTGCTGTCGGCTTGTTGTCGCTCTTCTCGGGTTACACACACATTGTGCAAAATCTGCGTGGTGATGTGGTTGATAAAGTCCATTACTTAAAGCGATTTAAGGAATGGAGCGAAAAGAAAAAGAACGGAGGAAATAATGGATAACACAATCAAACTTATCTTGGATGACAGTGGGCAAATTAAAGATGCCCGCTTAAATTTCAGGTTATACCAGGGCGCAGTCGGCGCTGTTGGTATTGAAATCTATGTGCCAAGAAATATGTTAAACGCGCCATTGGTTGCCAGTGATGACACGGTTATTAGTTCGAACTCGGTAACCATTTATTCTGTCGCAACCAGCCAAACCGGAAAGACAGTTACGAGTGCGGCCGAACAATGTGTGTTCTTGCGTAAGGAAAACAAAGACGGCATCGAATACTGGGTGTTTACACGGGTCAGTGGTTTGCCAAAAGAGTTCTTGATGTATGCCGGCGAATTAAAAATCTGCGCAAGCATTTTCAAATTATACAAAGACGACCAAGACAATTTGAAGTTGCAGAGCCGAAGCAAGATGCAGATGTTTAGGGTGCAGGTTCTTGAAAATCCAGACGGCGACCTTGCGCCTGAATATGATGCGGACGAAATGACCGCACTATACGAAACCTTGAATACAATACTTGAAAGCCAAAGTGATATTTACGGGGCTGATGGTCAAGCAGGAACGACAAAAAATACACCCGCGGTTAATTTAACAACTCTAAATCAAAACAAAGCAGAGCGCCTGGAAACGGTCTTAAAATACGATATTAGCAAGGAATTACCGCCATATATTAGTTACACAAAAGCCGGCTACAAAACAGCTGGTATTTTGTTTATGAACGAGACCTTTACGGTGCCAACCGATGTTGCGCCTACGATTAACTTGGAAACGGTTAAAGGTGCGTTGCTAGTTGCTAACCTTTACAAGGATGTTGAAAACCCAACCACTATTGCGTGGCAGAATGAAATTTTCTATCACGAAAAGGGAAATTGCACGCGCAAGATTAAGTTGGATATTTCACAGTTCGAGCAAAACGGCACAATTACCGCAATCGAAGTCGGCGATTGGAAAGTCCAAAACTACGCGTGGTTCGATACTACCAGTCAGCAAATTACCAGCTTAGGAAATCGTGTATCCGCACTCGAAACCGATTATGTCAGCAAGGCATTAAACATCTTGCCTTTGGAAGAAAAGGAAGAGTTTGCAGTTACTGAAACCGGTGCGCTTACTCAAACTACAACCAAGCGCGACATTAGAACCGGGGGAAAGTCAACCGTAACGGTTATACCAATTCCAGTCAGAGATGACCAAGCCCGATTGTTTTTACCTCAAGAAATTCAGGCATTGCGCCAATTATTACACTGGCAAGAAACATTGAGCGGTGAAGCATTGAACTATGTCGTTGACTTGTCGGATATGCCGGTCGGTTATCCAGTGGCCAGCGAAACAATGCAAAATTACTTAAACGCCAAGTATCAAACAGTTACTGCGACACCAGATACAATCCTTGACCAAGTAACAATTCACGATGAAACATTGGGTATGGCGTTCCGTTGGTATGAGAATACGGAAAAGTGGGTTCAGTCACAAGGCAGTTTGGCCGCAAAGGCAACCAATAATGTTTACAGCAATGGCACCTTGACTGAACAAGGTAATGTCGGCGGTATGGTTGGTTCCAATAAAGAGGGCTATATGTTCCTTGAAGCCAACGGCGAAGCTGCGTTGAATGGCTACGATGCGTTGAAACAACGCGGATTAAATAACCAGCAAGCAATCGCGGACGAGATAGCCAATCGTCAAGCTGCAATTACAACCGAAGCAATAACAAGGGAAGCGGCAGATGCGGCAATCAATGCGATTATTGGTGTGTTGGCAAATTTGAGCACGAGCGACAAAACAACTCTTGTCGCCGCAATCAATTCGTTAAAGACTGAAAGCAACACTAATGCAGCAGCGATTTCAGCGCTTGCAGACCGTGTCAGTGCGTTGGAAACCAGCACGGTAAAAATCACCGGCAACCAGCAAATTGACGGCGAGAAGAACTTTATTGGTTCGTTCAAAATCAATGGTGCAGGAATCACTTATGATGAGCAATCAGATACATTCAATCTTTAAGGAGGAATAACAAAATGGCAAAACTTAATGTTACAGGCAGTGCAGGTGGAGGCGCGTTCGGAGCAGCAACTAAACAGGCAATGTTAGATTTTATCTACCCGGTCGGCAGTTACTTCATCACGCAAAATGCAAATTTTAATACAGTCGAAAAAGTCCAAGCCCACTTCGGGGGGGGGTGGATTAGAGTAAACAGTTGCACCTTGTATGCATCTAACAACGATAATGTCGGGGTCAACGAGGGTAGCGATACCGTTACTTTAACCGAAGACAACTTACCCGCCCATACTCACAACAAGGGAACTATGAGAATTTGGGGAACAACAGGTATTGCTGCTAATAATGTATCTCTTATTGCAGGGGATACTGGTGGATTTTCTGGTGCAATGGAGTTCATTAACGGCGCAAGTAGAAAAGTGCCTGTTGGAAGTAGCGGAAGTTATTGGGGCGGTTCAATCGGTTTTGATACCAATTACCACGATCGTAGTGGTTGGGAAGGTGAAACTTCATCATATGGTAAAGCGAACCCTGATGCAATCAATGTTAGAGGTGAGGTGCGACGAGTTTATATCTATTATCGAAATTCATAACGGAGGTATATATGAAAAATTTGAAGATGGGACAATCAAGTTTTGAATCATTGTCTCAACAAGCACGACAAGTAATTTTTGACTTGGTGTATCCAGTCGGGAGTTATATCTACATTGATAACCCCGACTTTGATACGGTCGCAAAAGTCGAAGCATATTATGGCGGACACTGGGAAAAAATCACAGACCGAGTTCTTTACGGTGTATCAAGTGGAGCCGGAACCGATACCGGGAATAACAATCCGACAGTCCCAGTTCCAAAACATAACCACACTTTTAGTGGTAACCGAATTACAGGTAGCGTCGGTGGAGACCACGCTGAAAGTTATCACTTTCGCGGTAATAAAGTTGAAAATGGCGCGTTATCATTAGACCAATGGTCAAATACTGGTTATGCCGGAAATACTAACGGCGCCAGTGGACATACGGCAGCTTATATTAAATTTGATGCTACGCCAAGTGGTTCAATTTCCGATGCCGGAACTGACGGCGCCACAATCGATGTTCGCGGAGCAAGGCGCACAACCTACATCTATCACAGGATTGCGCCTGTTCAAAATTCGTAAAAAATAAGGAGTAAACAATGGGAATTAAAACTAACAATTTAGAAATCACGGGGGGGGGGTATAACACTTAATGGTGTTAGTATCTTTGATAAAATTTACCCGGTTGGTTCACTTTATTTAAGCGTAACCAACACAAACCCAGGAACATTGTTCGGTGGGACTTGGATATCGTGGGGTGCTGGTCGTGTTCCGCTTGCAATAGGTAATAACGGCGAAACAAACTATACGAGCCCAGAACAGACGGGCGGTAGTGAAAACAGTGTGGCAACCCATACTCACGAGCAAAACGCACATAATCACACACAAGATGCGCACCACCACAATCTAAGGTCAACGAATTCATATTCGCAAGATGTTATTGGTTATGGTTATGGTGCGGAGTCGCAAGGCGTTGGTGGAACTAAAACCAATGCAAGTGTTTACTGGTATGAAAAAGACAGGTCGAACAATGTTCTCGTTAGTGATTCGCAACCATATATTCATTCTACGACGGCAGTTAATAAAGATACTGGTGTTTCCGGCGGTAACCGAATGCCATTTATCACTTGCTATATGTGGAAGCGAACAGCTTAATGATGTAAGTAAAACAAAAAAAAATAAGGAGTAAAATTAAAATGAGAAAATTCAAATTTAACGGCGAAGTTGAAGCCGATAAAATTTCGGGGGGGGGGTAAGAGACCTTATTAACACAATTTACCCTGTTGGTATCTCTCTTGAATTTAAGTTAGATGTAAATCCAAACACGACTTGGCCGTGGCAGACTTGGGTTGAGTGGGGTCAAGGTTGTGTCGTGGTTGGTGCCGGAACCTATACAGAGGGAGCAGAAACGAAAACATATTCACTAGGTAATTCTGGTGGTAGCAAAAATGCAGTTGTTGTTCGTCACCAGCATCAGTTTAATAATAATGCTACTGGAAACCGTGTCGGAGTTGGTTATGGCAATCCTGGATTTGATAGGATTAATGACATCACATCTAATACTGACGTAGGTGAAGAATTTGTTACAAGAAGCGTGGGGGTTGATGGAACCGATAAAAATATGCAACCCTACATTGTAGGCAAACGCTGGACACGAACAGCATAATTTATCCGTAAAGTTTTTACGACAATAAAAGCGGGGCTAAATTGCCCCGTTTTTTTTATGCGATTCTAAATCCCTCTAATGCCTTGCGTTTTGAAATTTCGTCAATATCGACATAGTATTTAGTGGTCGTTGCAACTGTCGTATGACCGAGCAATTTTGCCGCCATATAGATGTCGTGTGTCTTTTGATAAATATTAGTCCCAAATGTTGTGCGGAGTTTGTGTGGTGTTATCTTTTTCTCAATACCAGCGAATTTGGCGTATTTCTTTACCATTACATTTAAGCATTGACCTTGAACTCGGTTACCATCTTTGGTAACAAACAGTGGTGCTTCTGGTGAAGTTTGCGGGAACATTTGGAAATAGGCTTTTAATTGATTGACCAAATCGTCCGTCATATAAACAACTTCTTCTTTTGCGCTTTTACTGCGGCGGACAAGGATAGTTTTGTTTGCCATATTTATATTGCCATAGTTAAGTCCGACTAACTCGCTTAATCGAATTCCAGTTGACAGGAACATAAAGATGATTGTTTTGTCGCGCAATAATTCGTCTTGGCCAACTTTCCTTAAATTAAACTTTGCCCGGGTTTCGTTATTGATAACAGATAAAAGTCGGTTTGATTCTTCAATCGACATTCTTATGATTTCGCCGCGTTGTTCCTTTGGACGATCAATCAATGAAACAGGATTGCTGTCTAAAAATTTATTTATGCAATAAAACTCGAAAAAGCCATTCAAGACACTGATCAGCTGAACAACATAGTTTCTCTTAGCGCTTAGCGCGACAAAGTTAAAGTAGCCCATTAAGTCGGTCTTTGTTATTGTTTTAAGGTCGTTGATGTCAATTTCGGTAATCGCTTTCTTAAAAATGTTTTCGGCAAGATATTTGAAAAAGCCTATCAGTTGATAGATGTCTTTTTGTAGTGTTAGTTTACTGCGCGAATATTTTTTCTTTTCAAAATACAAACGACAGAACGGTGGCAGCCTTAACATTAACCGTTCCAAGTTAATGTCTAATAATATATCTCTTCTTTCGTAAAAATCCATTAGCAGATATGATACATTGCGTGGTTTGTAAAATCAATATTTGTTCAAAAAAAAATTCAAAAATATTGAAAAAATTGTTTGCTATGTAATAGAATATGAGTTAAAATAAAGGCAAGGTAGAGTTTTAGTATATTCCATTATTTTATTGTAAATGATACAAATATGGAATTAAAAAATAAAACGCTACCTAAATCGGGTGGCGTTTTCTTTTTGAAGTATTGAATTCAACACCTTTCGCCTTTTATTTTTAATCAAACAAGGGGGTTAAAAGGGGAAAAGGAAAATGCGACAACCGAGAGAAATTGGCGAGGCTTTCTACGAACAAAAGTATAAAGAACTCGTCAAATCGTTGGCGGATAAGGATATGCAAATATTCAATCTCCAACAGGAAAAAGCGCAGATGCAACAAAGACTGGATGACTTAAAAGAACTTGAACAGTATTTGCAGCAACAACGCGCCTATCAGCGGCTCGTAATCACGCCGGTAGTAACAAATACACGATTGCGTTAAAAGGAGTGAGGTTTTGAAAGAAACGAGAATCAAAGAAACACATCAATATGTCAGCTTCTATATTCCAAAAACCGTATATGCAGACCTACAACAATTATCAATTCAGAATGGTTTCGCAACGGTTAATGGTTATATGAAAGCCGCGATTGAGTTGATGATCGAAAAAGAAAAAGAAAAAACCGCCCAAAGGACGGTTCACTAATTGCACCATTAGTATAACACGGTTGCAAAATTAAATCAAATTAAAAGGAACAAAAAATGGATACAAACGAATTTAAGCAAGTTTTAAGTCAAGCTCAACTGTTAGGGTTTGAAACTTTTGGCGACCTTGCAGACCTGAAACAAAAGCTAGGGTGCAAGAACAATCGCGATTTTATCAATTCAATCAATGCGTTGTTTTGCAAATATGGCGACCAAATTGTGATTAGTTTAACGGAGGCGGCGTAATGAATCAACACGACACTATTTGCCATTTGGAGGAATTATGGCGCGATCCAGACTACAACTTCGCTACTGGCCGACGCTATGAAGACGAAGCAGAAGACGAGGACTACGAAGACGAAGAAGAAAACGAAGAAGAGGAGGAAAATTAAAAATGGAAGAAAAAACTTTTATTCAAAAATTGATTGAAATCCAATCACGCTTGATTGTTCCCAAAACGAAACGCAGAGAAAGTCAGGTTAAATTTGCGTTCCGAACTTGCGAAGAAATATTAACAGTAGCAAAACCACTTTGCATCGAACGCGGACTTTTATTAACCCTTAGTGACATTGTAGTTATGATAGGTAATAGATATTATTTAGAATCAAAAGCTACCATTACAGACGGCACCACCACAAAAGAATCTTATGGTTATTGCCGCGAGCCTGAAAAATTGCAAATAATGAGTGAATGTCAAACAACTGGTGCTGCTTCATCTTATGCTCGTAAGGTTGCACTTGGTGGGTTGTTCGGACTTGACGACAGGGATAATGACCCTGACCAATTACCACAGGACGATAACGACAAGCCAACTAATCCGCAAAAACCAGCTAGCGCGCCAATCGTTGCTGACCGTGAACTTTTAGTTGAAAAATTAACGGAACAAGGCAAACTTGAAAACACATTAAAGTGGGCAAAGGAAAATTATAAATGTGAAAATATTGCTGACTTGCCAGACAATGTTGTCATTTCGTTATTGAAACGATGCGAGGTGCAATAATGGCGCACTGTGAATATTGTGGGGCGGAAACCGACAATGGCAATCTTGAAGAAATTGACGGTGCTATTGTTCGTGTGTGCGATAACTGTCGCAACAATCCCACCTTTGGTGGTGAACTTTGCGCTAGACAGATTGAGAATGGTGCCGATAAACCAGCAGAACAGCCAAAACCAGTTGCACGCCACAGTTTTGACCCAGATGCCGCGTGGCTTGCCGAATTGAAACAAATTGAAAAAGAGCAAGAAACAATGGCATTGGTTGACGAGAAAGCATTATTGGAAATCTACAATGGACTGGAAAGACTACACAATGCCGAATCCAAATTTAAGGCACGACTACAAGATATTATGGAACGCAAGGGCGTTAATTCTTTGAAAACCAAATACTTTGCGATTTCTTACACAGCGGAGCATACGACAACTAAATTTGACCAAACCGCATTTAAGAAAGCGCACCCAGATTTGTTTGCTGAATTCCAAAAAAACACACCAGTTAAGGCATCTGTAAGAATCACATTAAAAAAAGAGAAAAAGGGAGAAGAAGAAAAATGATTAATAACGAACAAAGAATTATTGGACGATTAGGTGCGACACCTGAACTTGAGACAGTCGGAAAAGACAACATTTCTATTGCTAGATTCAGTGTGGCTGTTAGCCGTCGCAAAAAGGCGAATGAGGAAAACGCCAAGACGGATTGGTTCGACTGTGTCGCCTGGCGCGGAACTGCTGAATACATTTGCAAATACGGCAGGAAAGGCAAACTGATTGCAGTCAGTGGCGCTATGGAAAAAGAAGAATACGAAAAAGACGGCGCAAAACAAACCAGGTGGAAACTGCAAGTTGAAGAAGTTTCAATCCTTGAATGGCCAGATAAAGACGAAGAAGAAACCGTTTCATCGAGCTATGACAAACGCGAGGAAAGTCAAAGCGAACAAATCAAAATGACACCAATCGCTGATGACAGCTTGCCATTTTAAGGGGGCAGAGAATGAAACTCAGTAAACTTCGCATCGCAGAAGAACACGCACAATTCAAGGGTTTTGTAGAAGAAGAATTGCGCAAGGGAACAACTCGCACTTCGCTACGAATTAAAACCGGGCGCAATGATAGTTTCATTCGTGGCGTGGTTGCAGAGATTGCAAAAGAACAACCGGTCGTCTTCTCGTCACAAGAGACTGGTTATAAGATTTTGCCACCAAAAGAAAGTTTAACGCCTGAATGGCGCGCTTATTGGGGCACTTATCGCGACCACACAGTCGCAGAATTAAAAAGTCGGGTTAATGAATTAACCAAGCGGATTGACCCGCTAGAAAGGTGGTAAGCAATGATTAAAGTTGATACACGCGAAAAGCAAAACGCACACATTACCAAATTCTTTGAAGAAAACGGTATCGAGTTTTGCACTGATAAAACCTGCTACATTGGCGATTATTGTAACACCGAAAACCCAAATGTCTATGTTGAACGCAAGAATAGCTGGGACGAATTGGCCGGCAACTGCGGCAAGAATCACGACCGTTTTAGGCGCGAATTAGAGCGTTTGGACGATTGTGGCGGCAAGATGATTATCTTGGTTGAAACTAATGTCTCATTGCTTGAATGGAAGCCAAAACGCACTAAAATGACCGCCGAACAAATTGACAAAATTCTAACCGCCTGGGCACACAAACACAAAGTGTCTGTTATGACTACAACCAAAGACCAAGCGGGTTTATGGATTTACAAGATACTAACGGGGGTAAAAGCTAATGGGTAGAAATTTGAAAAGCGGAATGGACTACTTCGATCATTCAACAACGGCGCACGCTGACATTAAATTGGAAAAAGTGATGGCCTGGTATGGTGCCAAGGGTTATGCGGTGTATTTCTACCTGTTGGAAAAAATCTACGCAGAGCCCGATTATCGCTTAAATATTGAAGACGAAGACACTCTTGTTTTGATTGCAAATCGCTTGCGCCTGGAAGTTACAGAGCTTCGAGACATTATCACAAAGTGTGTTATGGTTGATTTATTTGACCGAAACACTTACGAAACTGAGCGCATTTTAACTTCACACGGTATCCAAAAAAGAGCAAATGAAGTTGAATTAAAACGCGAGAAAGAAAGAATGAAAAAATTTTCCCCAGATAGTGAAAGCATTTTCCCTAGGGAAAATGAGATAAACCCTAGGGAAAACGGCATAAATCCTAGGGAAAATGGTAGTTTTCCCCAAGGAAAAGACACATATAAAAACAGAACAGAAGAGAGAAAAACAGAAGAGAGAAAAACAGAAGAAATAAAAACAGAAAAGAATATAAGCGCTCGCCACTGTTTTGTTAAGCCAACTATCGAAGAAATCGCCGCTTACTGTGCAGAACGAAATAACGGTATTGATGCCGAAGCATTCTTTGCATTTTACAAGAGCGTTGGCTGGAAAGTTGGATCTAAACCAATGAAAGATTGGAAATCAGCTGTTATCACTTGGGAGAAACGCAATCGCAGACAAGCACCAGTAAAAACACAATCAACAAATCCGTTTTTAGATCTAGCAATGAGAGGTAGGGCATCGAAATGACGAGGGAAGAAACGATTGAATTATTGGCAGTAATCAAGGTTGCATATCCACAACAACTTGGCAAGATGAGTGACATTGAAGTTAATGCGATGGTTGGATTATGGGCAGATGAATTTAGAACGGTGCCAAAGCAAGTTATGGAAATCGCAGCCAAGGATTGCATCCATAAAAACGACTTCTTTCCATCAATTAAAAATTTGCGCGACGCGTTGAGTGAAATGTATAAAATTGCCGATGCAAAAATTCTAATTGGCTATGAAGTTCCAGACGATGATCCAGAAAGTTTTGGCAATGTTAAAACGGTTCACTATGATGCCGAAGCAACTCGCAAACTTGAATTTATTCGAAATGCCACTGCGGAATTTGCTAACGGGAAAAACTATTCCAATGGTTGGCTAACTAAAAGCATACAAACAGCTATTGAGTGTAAAGGTAATAATCATCTTTCGATCGGGGGTGGCAACTGATGGAATTCATTTTGAAGAACAATGCCGATTTGCTGAATGTTCAAGAAACGCTTTACAAAGTCGCACCCGAACTAAAAGAACACCCGTATGTTTGCGAAATCAAACCGTATGTGAAGAAACGCAGTTTAGATGCCAATGCATACTTTCACGTGCTGTGCGATGCTATTTCAAAAGCCACTAAACGCACTCCAATGGAAATTAAACGCGAATTGAACACAACCTACGGAACACCAGCAAAAGACGCGGACGGTCAATATGTGGGCGTTATTTTGCCAAAAAATGTTAAGGCTGAGCAGTTGTTAGATTATCCACTTTGGATTAAAGAAAAAGACATCGATGGCAAAAAATTTAATTGCTATTTGGTTTATAAACCGACCCACGAATTAAACAGTAAAGAAATGGCGCACTTAATCGATATGACAATTCACGAAGCCCAGCAGTTAGGAATTGAAACTAAAACGCCGGCGGAATTGGCCGAGTTAGATGGCTACGAAAAGGCGGTGGAAAAATGAGTCGAAGCATACTTTGCGACACCGATTCTCCGCGCTGTTACTTCTGCGGAGGTGTAATGCAACTTGAAAGTCATCATTGCTTATTTGGTATTGCGAACCGACAAAAGGCAGACAAATACGGGCTTTGGGTTTATCTATGCGCTGAACACCATCGCGGACAATTCGGGGTGCATCACTGCAAAGAACGCGCACGCGAACTGCAATCACTAGCGCAAATCAAGTTTGAAGAAAAATACGGACACGACAAATTTATGGCGGAGTTCGGACGAAATTATTTGGAGGAAATGTAAAAATGGGACAATTAAACTTAACGGCAAACAACACAGCCGAACAAAGAATCAAAGACTACCTGGAACAAAACGCAAGCGAAGCTTTGGTTGAAAAAATCAATAACGGTGTGGAAATTCAAAAAGACGGTAAGACCTTGATTAACAAAAAGACATTGGGCGGCTTTATGAATTACGCCACGGAAGAAGCTAGAAAACAAGCAGACGGAAGCAGTTATGCTTGTATTGACGATCAGACCGTGTTTGGTTGGGCGGTGCATTACTTCGAAGAAGAAAGCATCATCGGCAAGTTGTATAATCTTAACGGTGAAGAATACAACGCACCAAAACCGGCCAAATCGGTCGAATTAGCTAAACCAGCAAAAGTCGAAGTTAAAGAACAACCGAAACCTCAAAATCAACAAATCGATTTGTTTTCGATATTGGGCGGGGTGCAATGATTACCGAGAAAGACATTAAGCCGATACCGAAAGCAATGCTTGGCAAGATTAAAAAATTAGACCGCCGGCATAATCCGGCCAAAAGTAATCGCCGTAGATTTTATAAATACTTTACAAAGTTCAATCGCGAACTGTGCGAAGTAACGGTCGCAGTTAGAGATTACAAGAACAAATGGTATTGCAAACAAGTAGTGGTTCACGAGCTGCACGGCGAAAAAATGTTTGGACAAGATATTGGTTATACTTACTGCGGCGGTTATTGTGTGGGTTGGTTCCGTGAGGGAATAGACAAAATCGAAAGCTGGAAAGATTACGATTGGGGCTGGATGGAAGATAATCACTTCAATATCGAAGCACCATTTGTGAATAAAGAATTCGTATTGAAAATGCCACAGTTCAAGTATTCAGCCGTTGATTTATATAACCGGGACAATGTCTTGGAATACTTGCGACTTTATGAACAATACCCGGCCACTGAATACCTGGTTAAATGCGGTTTGGCAGTTTTGGCCACTAGCAAAATAATTTTGAAAAAATGCGCCAAAGACAAAAAGTTCTGCAAGTGGCTATACAATCACAGGTTTGAAATTGGAGTAAACAATTTTTACACAACATCAATCGTCCGGGCTTACAACGAAAACCGAAGCATTGAAGAAGCGTATCAATTCGATACCTTTGTAAAAAGTTTCCAACACGGCCACTGGGATAGAGTAAAAAAGATTTTCAAGGGCAAAGAAGAACAATACAAATTCCTGAAATACCTAGAAAAACAAAAGACCGACGGTTTTTGTTATTGGGACTATTTGGAAGCTTGCGAATATTTACACCTGGATATGAACTTGGAAAGAAACAGGTATCCGCACGATTTCAAACGCTGGCACGACATTCGCATTGACGAATACCGCAGCAAAAAAGCCGAAGCTGATGCAAAGCAAAATAAAATGTTCTGCAAAAAATTTGCCAAGGTCGCCAAGAAATATGGCGCATTGCAGCAAGAAAAGAACGGCTTCGCGATTATAATTGCAAAAAGCCCGGCCGACCTTAAACGCGAGGGCGAAATATTGCATCATTGCGTTGGTTCAATGAATTACGATCAGAAATTTGCACGCGAAGAAACATTGATCTTCTTCGTTCGCAATAAAGACCAAATCGAAACACCATTTGTAACTTTGGAATATTCACTGAAAAATCATAAGGTCTTGCAATGCTACGGTGAACACGATACCACGCCGGAAGAAAATGTTTTGCAATTTGTAAACAATGTTTGGTTGCCATACGCCAATCGAAAATTAAAAAAGGTATGCGCTTAAAACGGGG